ATTGGCACAGGGGCAGCACTTTTAGGCAGCGCCGTAATTGGAGGGATGGCGTCAAGTAAGGCTGCAAAGTCTCAAGCTGACGCCGCCAATAGAGCAGCTCAACTAGAACGTGAAATGTTTGAGAGGCAAATTGAGCTTCAAGAACCTTTCAGACAAGCTGGGCTCACGGCTCAACAAAGGTACATGAACCTTTTGGGGCTCTCTCAATCTCCAACGGCACGCACAGAACAAGAAATCCGAAATGCTTTAGCTGCTCAGTACATGCAGCCGGGGATCGGTGAGGGCGGAATTCAGGGAGTTGATGAGGCTGGCCTATCCGCAGCAGTTCAAGCGGAAATGGCTAAGGATGCTCAAGCAAGACAAGAATATGAAGCTTTGAAGGCTTCGCCGGAGTTCGGCAAGTACACGCGCGACTTTGGGGTGCAAGACTTTGAGCAAGATCCTGGATATGCCTTCCGCATGAGCGAAGGTTTAAAGGCGCTGGATCGTCAGGCGGCTGCTCGCGGCGGCTTGATCTCTGGAGGTGCTTTAAAGGCTTCTCAACGATATGGGCAAGATCTTGCAAGCCAAGAGTACATGAACGCCTTCAATCGTTATCAGACCAATCGAGCGAACCAACTTCAGCCGCTGGAATCATTGATGGGTCGAAGCCAAACAGCCGCTCAGCTCCTTGGTACTGCTGGCCAAAATTATGCATCGGGGGCAGGCCAAGCGTTGCAAAATGTGGGCATGGCAAAAGGATCCGCATACGTTGGCGGAGCAAATACGTTGTTAAATGCAATTGGCCAATACCAACGCGCCGGCGGATTTAATAGCCTTGCCCCAGGTGGTTCAAGTACATATTATGCTCCGGACAATATAGACATCGGCGGCGGCATGAATCCTATTAAATACGGATAAAGAAAACGATCATGGCAAAATCATTCCCGTTGGCGCTTCAAGTGCAAATGCCTGAATTTACTACGCCTCAAGAATTTGAGGCTCAAAGACTTGGGCAAGAGCGAGCAAGGTATGCAAATGAGTTGGCAAAAATGCAAGCTCAAGAAAACAGGCGCGGCCTTCAAGAGCAGGAACAGGTTAGAAATTACCTGTCTGGCGGCGCAAACTTGACTGCTCCAGAAACTGTAAAAGGCTTATATGGCTTTGGCAAAACTGGCGCCGAAATGGCTCAAAGAGTCATGGCCGCAAAGAAAGAAGAACGCGAAGCGGCCAAGTCTCAAGAAGACCTAATGTCCAAAATTCAATCAAGATATTTGAATCAAATTGGATCAGCGCATTCTTTTAAAGAAATAGCAAACATTTATCAAGGAATGTTCAATGATCCATTGGTTGGCCCAATGCTTAAACAATCCGGGAGAGATGTTAATGTTGGATTAAAAGCTATTGAACAAGCTCAAAACTCGCCTGATCCAACAACTGCATTTAGAGATTTGCAGCTCCGAATGGCTAGTGGCGTTCAAAAATATCTTGAAATGAGTAAGCCAACGGTCATGCAACAAGGAAATAGACTTGTTTCAGTTGAACCAATTTCTGGGCGTGTTGGCGTTGTTCCTGGTAGCGAGTACGAGCAACCTATTACTCCATATCAAAAAGAGCAGATGGTTCTGCAAAGAGAGCTTGCAGGCCAAGGCGTTTCATATCAAACAGATGCCCAAGGTAACATTATTGCTTTGCCTACAAGAGTAACTCCGGGAGTTCCTCCTGTGGCAAAACCTGTAACTGGAGAGGGCGGCGGACCTATTAAAGCAAAACCAACTGCTTTTGCCGAAAAAGCAGAGGCTCAAAGAAAACAGATGTCTAGAGACATTACTTTGGCCATAACTGAAATTGAAGATGCTATTAAGCCCGGCGGATTGCTAGAAAAATCCACAGCCAGCGGATTAGGTAAGAGGTTAGACACTGGCCTGGCATTCTTTGGAAAACATACAGAAGGCGCTAAAGCGGCGGCGGCGTTAAAACCGATTGCTGATCTTGGGTTAAAAATGGTTCCAAGATTTGAAGGCCCTCAGTCTGACAAAGACACCCAATCTTATAAAGAAGCCGCTGGGCAACTTGCCAATGAAGCTTTGCCCATTGAGACAAGAAGAAGTGCTGCAGAAGTTCTTGTAAAGTTAATGAAAGCCAGACAAGGACAATTTGTCAATCAAGCAATGGCTAATGAGGGCATTGCCCCGGCTGGGGAAGTTTCGGCCCCCGCAGCAGCGCCAACAAACCGTCCATCTCTAAACGATATTTTCGGGGGCAAATAATGGCCACGTCAATTCAAGAAAAGATCACTAAAGCAAGAGACGCCGGTTACAACGATGACGAGATTGTTAAGTTTCTTGGGGAGACCCCTGACTTTGGGCCGAAGTTAAAAACTGCTATTGATGCAGGATATAAATCTGACGAGATTTTAGGTTACCTTTCTCAGCCCACTAAAACAGTTTCCGAAGGCATCCCAACTAAGCGTCGAGTTGACTTTGCTTCAATGACCCCGGAAGAACGGAAACAGGCAAAATTTGCTACTGTGCAAGCAACTAACCCATTGATTGAAGTTGCAGCGGGCGGTGTTCGTGGCGCTGGATCTATTGGCGCAACAATTCTTAGGCCATTTGAGACGGCGGAAGAAAATGTGCAGCGTCGTCAAGCAATGGACGAAGCATTGCAACAGTTGACAGGAGCCAGCCCAGAATCTTTTGGGTACAAGTCTGGAAAGGTTGGAGCTGAAATTGCTGGAACTATGGGCGGCCCTTCTTTGGTTGCAAAAGGATTGCGCTATGGCGCAACAATAGTTCCGTCTGCCTCAAGATTTTTGACTCCTGCTGCTACCGCTATTGAATCTGGCGGGTTTGGCGGCAGAGTGGCTCAAAATCGTTTCGCTGACATTGCTGCTCGTTCAGCAGCAGGCGGAGTTTCTGGGGCAGTTAGCACCGCTCCGATTGGGGAAGTTGATGTGGGTGCCGGTACAGCACTGGGAGCCATATTTCCTTTAGGGCCTTTAGCCGTACAAGGGACAAGAAACATATATCGAAACTTTTTCCCTTCCGCAGAACAAAGAGCCGCAAATATTGTTAGACAGGCGGCAGGTGAACAGTTGCCTATTGTTAGAACAATGGCAGGGGCAGCTCCAGAAACTGAAACGGCAGCCCAAGCAATTTCAGCAGCCGATGCACCGCAGCTTCAAGCATTAGGCGAAGTTTTGGCAGCAAGAGATTCAACAAGAACCATTAGAAATAAGCTTGCTCGTCAAGAAGAAGTAAATCAAAACACGTTAGCAAGAATGGCTGGTGGTCCAACACAAACAGCAGCTATGCAAGAAGCGGAACGCATGAAAGCCGCTCTGAATGCTCAAACCGCACCAATTAGGCAAGAGGCATTAGGGCAGGCAAACAGAACCACGGCAACCATTCAAAGAGCTGAAGAAATTTCAAGACGTGGGCGAGAATTTGGAGTTCCTCCAGGCGGAGGCAATGCTTATTTGTATCCAGCCGGCTCAACAGAAAGAGAAGTTGCCTTAGCAACTGCACGGAGTGCAGAAGATCGTTTGGCTTCTATTAGGGCAGCAGGACTTGAGCCATTAAACGTCAATGGGATGGTTTCCAACATCGAAAGAAGGTTGGCCAATCCTGAAGTCGGAATTCCAGACATCAATTCAAAAGCATTGAATAATGTCTCTGCAAAATTAAGAGAATGGGCAGATGAAAATGGAACCATAACGGCAGAGGCATTATATGCAGTTCGCAAAAGCGCAATTAACGATGTCATTGAACAACTAATGCCTAATGCCTCTCAGAGTGCAAAAAATGCACGCGCGGCAAGTGTTTTAAGTGAAGTCAAGCCGATGATTGACGACGCAATCCAGAGAGCAGGTGGGAGAGCGTGGAGAGATTATTTGCATTCTTACGAAATGGGGATGAGAGGTATTGATCAGACCAAAATGGCCGCTCAATTGATGGACCTTTATCAGACCAATAAGCCGGGCTTCGTAAGGTTGATGCAAGGCAATGACCCTGCGGCAGTTGAATCAATTTTTGGCCCAGGAAGTTATGACATAGTTAGAGAAATGGGATCAAAAATTCAGACAATTCGCCCGATTGCCGCCGGTGTTGAGAGATCCGCTTCAATGGCCGAACAAGCTCAAGCCGGAAAATCTTACCTTGATGAAATCATCCAGCAAAACACAAGGGCGATGAGGATCCCCTCCTTCATTCCAAAGTCAACTGCCGCAAATGCCGTTCTAGCAGAAATGCAAAGCAGGCTCGGAACAAAAGTTCTTAATGAGCTGGAAAAAGGTTTTGCTTCTGGAGCAAGCTTGAAGGAGCTTTTGGATAAGGTTCCAAAAGAACATAAAAGTTATGTTTCAAGGATCCTGGCTACTTCTGGCGGGTTGAGATCCTTGCCAGTGACAACACAATCTAATAATCTGGCACCTGAAAACAGAAACGCATTGAGTCAATAAACGGAGCAAGCAATTGGACAATCAGATGATTTTCAACGCCGCCGTAAGCCTTGCGGGGTTCCTTGGTGGATGGGTTCTGAACAACATTTACAAGGCGATTGAGCGACTAGAGGAGGAGACTAGATCTTCTCCTGCAAAGTACGTCAGACGTGATGACTATAGAGAAGATATGCACGAAGTGAAATCGCTCCTCGGCAAAATCAGTGACAAATTAGACAATAAAGAGGATAAAAAATAATGCTCACTCTACTCAGCACAATCGTCTCGTTTCTGGCTGGTGGATTGCCCAGGTTCTTGGAGTTTATGAAGGATCGCAGCGACAAGCGACAAGAGATTGAGCTGTTGGGGATGCAGATTCAGAGGGAGTTGGAACTTCGAAAGATTGGATTTGATGCAGAGGCCAAGCTTGAGGAGATCCGCTCCGCTCAGCTGGAGATGGAGATTGCAAGCCGAGAGATCCAGGACAGAATAGGCGCACAGAGCGACGAAATGAAAGCGATCTACACCCATGACGCGGCCATCGGCGAGGGCGCTAGCCAGTGGGTGATTAACATTCGCGCGTCTGTGCGGCCTGTAGTCACCTATGGATTCTTCATCCTTCTGGTTCTGATTGACATCGGCATTTTCTTCTATGGGGTAGCGGCTGGCGCTTCGTTTGTTGATGTGGCTGCGCAGCTCTGGGATGAGAACACCCAGGCGCTATTTGCCTCCGTGATAGCGTTTCACTTCGGCGGAAGAGCCTTCGGCAAATGAAGACTTCAGAAGTCGGCATCAGCCTTATCAAACACTTTGAGGGTGTCAGGCTCAAGCCATATAGGTGCCCTGCTTTGCTCTGGACGGTTGGCGTTGGGCACGTTTTGTACCCGAGACAGCATCACCTAACGCTCGAGGAGCGTATGCATTTCCAGCTCGCTCCAGCTCACAATCGGACATTCACACAAGAGGAAGTCAATGATCTACTCAGAAATGATCTTCGTCGGTTTGAGCGGGGTGTTGAAAGACTATGCGGAAGAAGCACAACGCAATCTCAATTTGATGCTCTGGTTAGCTTCGCTTTCAACCTGGGGTTCGGTGCCCTTCAGCGGTCAACGCTCAGAAGAAAGCACCTCAGAAAAGACTACGCTGGAGCAGCCAGCGAGTTTTTGAAGTTTGTCCGAGCAGGCGGGAAAGTCCTGCCCGGGTTACAACGGCGTCGTATTGCTGAACGGCTTTTATACGTAAAGCATCACGATACCGGTGATGCTGGCGATGATTAGAACAATCATCAACAGGCTTGCGGCCATTGATGCGATGCCTTCAATCTCGGTTGGCTCGTTCCATTCCCAATCCGGCACACAGTCACATTGACGACCTTGATCACAGTTACCGTTACACATCATCGTCCCCTTTCAGTCTTTGAACAATCAGAGTTGAATAGCCTGCGATGTCGTGCCAACTATCGGCGTAGTCGGCGTCCCCGTTGATGATCCTGGCGATCTTGTGACAGATCATCTCCAGGGCCTCTTGCTGGTCCAAGGCAAGGATCTTGCCTCGATGCTTGAGGTGTGTCCGAATTACAAGCTTGAGATCTTGTGAGACCTCTGCATGTCCCGAAAACTTGCCGTACTTCTGGCCACGTTCCTGCAATGTTCCTTCCACGTCTGACATACGTTTCCTTTTGATTGAGTCTCCGCAAGCAGCCACCGCTTGCCTAGTTGCCGAACAGCACGAACCCACTGACGTTGATTGTGCCGGTTTACATCCCGTGAAACCGAACTGCTGTTCCACAGCTTTCTAACAAGTCTCAGGGCTTTTGTATTCATGATTTGGCGGGGGTGTCGGGCTCACCCGAACTTACCTTTTCAGACCCCCATATCTGTTAGTCGATCATAGAGTCAATGATGTCGTTTCGTGCAGTCATCACCAATCGGCCAAGATCCTCCAGGGTCATGAGACCCTTCTCCACCTTGTTGCAAGCCTCAACAAAAGTTGGCGTATCGTTTTCCATTTCATCGGCCACATCATCAATACGAAATTCAGCAATAAACTGAAATTGTTCTTCATATTCGCGCTCGTCTTGTTCCATTTGATCGAGGTATTTGTTGGTTTGGCTGGTGATGTAGCACATTTCGGAAGCTCCGGGTTGTGTGTTGCGATGGGTTCAATTGTGAGTGCGTTCACATTCCGTGTCAAGGTGTTCTAGGATAAACTCCCCAATTTGTTGCTTTGCGTCATCACATCCCTTCGCGACAAGGCAGTGATATTGGTTTGCTTCTAGATAGTTGATCCAGTCTTTCTGATCTTGGCTCAACACTCCCCCCTTCTCCCGCTTCATCTCCACCCAAAGCCCCCAGGCTGGGATGAAAAGATCGGGAATGCCTCTGCACACTCCCTCTGCCTTCAGCTTCGCTGCCGTGGTGATGGTTCTGGCGCCACCGTTGGGGATAGCAAAGATCCGCGTTGCCGGAAAGCTCTGGCGGAACCACTTCACAAATTCGCGTTGTTCTTCGTGTTCTGTTCTCATTTGTCGTCCTCAAACTTGTCATCAAGTGCCTTCTGTACACCCTCCAGGCGCATTTGTATATCCACCAGTTCATAAAGAGTTTCTCTGTATGCCACCCAGGCTTTTTCCGCTCTTTGCCTCTCAGCCTCAAGCAATCGCTCAAGCCTTTGAAATTTGAGTTGTTCGTTCTTGGTCAAAATGGGATCTCCTCAAACCAACTTGGGCACTGGTCTATTGACCCGGCAAAATCTTTTGGCACCTTCTCATCGAACATCGTGCAGTAGTCGTGCTCGGCGAAATGGTCGCATGTGTAACAACACTTCGGCGGGTACAGACCTTTCTTTGCTTCTCTCAACTTCTCTCGGTACACCTGGACAACATGTGGCTCACTCATTGGCCCTCCATTCTCGGTTGATGACACGAACAAACTTACCCTCTTTGCGATATTCCACCGCACTAGGCGGCCTCGATTGCGTCATGATCTTGGCGCAATCATCTAGATCCTCGTGAGACCCGATGGGCGCACCTGCTTTTTTCGCCATGTCCATAAACGCCCTGATCGCTTTTTCTCCCGCATAACCATCGTGCGTGACTGTCAGATACTCAGTCACGGGACGGTCGCTTAAAGCTCCGTAGTAGGTCACTGCGAACATCTCTTTGCCAGAGGCCTTGCTTGTGTGCTTACGCCAGATCCAAGACCTTACGGACATCTCTGTGCCCTCGATGCCCATAATATCGTCAACGTGCAGCGTCAGGGGCTTTTTTTCTGGCTCCGGGAACGGAGCACCACAAGCTGGGCATTTCCTGGCGGAGATCGGGCACAGCTCGTTGCAAGCCTCGCATAACTTCACCGGAGCCTCGCCATTGCCTGATCCTGCCTTTTTGGGCGGCTGCACTGCCGTGATTGGGCCATGAGTCGCCACCACTCCGGCAAAGTCCAGCACTAGGCAATTGTCGGTGTGGCTCTTGGGGCGCATTCCTCGGCCTGCCATCTGCACATACAGGCTAGGTGACATCGTCGGTCGCAGCATCGCAACCAGATCAATATCGGGGTAATCGAATCCGGTCGTTAGCACATTCGCGTTAGTCAATGCCCTGATCTCGCCAGCTTTGTAGAGCGCCAAAATGCGTTCACGCTCTGATTTTGTCGTAGCCCCTGTCACGCACTCCGCAACGATGCCGAAGCCTTTCAGAACGTCACGAACATTCTGAGCGTGTTGAACACCGGCACAAAAAAACAGCCACGCCTTGCGATCTCCAGCGCGTTCAATCACTTCCTTGACCGCGGCAATGTTGTTTTCGTCCGTGTCCACAGCGGCTTGCAGCTCGGATTCAATGTATTCGCCTCCTCTTTTGTGTACGCCATCGACATTTAACTTTGACGTGGTTACTTTTGAGCGAAGTTGCGACAGGTGCTTTTTCTGAATCAGTTCCTGAATACTTACCGGCTCAATCAAGTCTGAGAAGATCGCGGGCGCATCAGTGATAAGCCCGTGACCAAGCCTCCATGGGGTTGCAGTCAGCCCGATGACCCGCAGATTTGCATTGATGTCTTTCAGATCAGACAACAGAGTTCTGTATCCTCCTTCGTCTTTGTGGCCAACAAGGTGACACTCATCAATGATGCACAGGTCAATGTGACCAAGCAGATGAGCCTTGTCTCGCACCGATTGAATTCCCGCAAAAGTAATCGGCTCGCCCAGTTGCCTTCTGCCGATGCTCGCGCTATAAATACCCATTGGCGCTCCCGGCCAATGGAGACGCATTTTCTCCGCGTTTTGCTCGATCAACTCTTTCACATGAGTGAGCATCAAAACCCTGGTCTCAGGCCAGTTCTGCAAAGCATCCTTGCACAATGCCGCAACGATGTGGCTTTTACCTGAGCCAGTCGGAAGCACAAGACAAGGATTGCCCTCGTGGCCGTTGCGGAACCATTGGTAAAGATGGTCGATCGCGCGCTGCTGGTAGTCACGGAGCATTACCCGCCCTCCGGAAACATCATTTCCAAAGCATCAGCCACAGCCTGTTGAATCACCGGCCAATTATCTCTATCAATCCAAGCCCTAATCTCAATGCTGGCGGCAGACTCATCTACTAGTTCCATCGTAAAAACGGCGATGTCATCCTCATCAAATGCATCCATTTTTGGGGGTGCTAGTTTAATCTTCATGCTGCTTCCTTTTGTTGTGTCTCCTGCCATCATCTGTACCAACTTCAGTTGTTTCTGCTTCTGTCGGTACCGTTGAGATTTTTCAATGTCAGTGAGTATTTTCTTCTTTGCGTCCGGTTTTGATCCAAACTTGTAAATTCTTATTGGATCTTTTGATTCTGGCCGCTTGTCCCATTTACAGATGTGAAGCACTCCCTCTCTGTACATCTCGCGGGTGTAATGAAGAACGGTCACGTAGTGCAGGCCCGTTTCCTCGGCCAGCTCCTGGCACGTGTAATCGCCTTCCATCAAATGCTTCATTAGCTGGGCCATCATCAGTGCATTCACCTTGATGATTTTGCGGCCCTTGTTGCATGGGGGTGCAGGTCTTGGCATGTGATCCTCAGAATTTGATGTTGAGGCCGATATAGTTTGGCGCAACGACGATGCTAGATCCGCAGCCTGCGGCAGCGGTAACAGCAAAGTCTTTGAACGATGGCGTGTGGCGGTTGCGGTTGGTGCTGTCGTAAATCTCTTTGGCGAGCCCTACAGCCGCAGCCGCGGCGCAACCATAGCGCCAATCATTCGTGGCCTTGGCGAACACGGCACCAGTGCCAGCTCCAACAAGCGCGTGTTGCCACTTGTCTTTACCTCCCCATGATTCAGCCTGGGCTTGAGTGGCAAACAGAAGTACAAATGCAATCATTGTTCTCATTTATCCGGCTCCTTGTCGTTCAATACCTGCTGGTAATTCATCCCGGCATCGAAGCCTTCAAGAAAAGCGCGTGTTCTTACTAGCCTTGCAAACTTCTTTAGCTTCTCGAAATCTTCTTCTAGAAATCCACACTCCCAAGCGATTTGATTAATCGGCTCCTCGATCATTTGTCTGCCTCCATTTTCTTGGGCAACGGTGCCCAACCTTTCCAGAAACTGTTATAGCCATCCCAGTTTCCGTACGTTGCCACGCCTCCAGCGCCTAGCAGTTGAACCTTTACTGATAGCGGGCAAGTACCCATGGGTTGCCAGAAGTAATCTTGATCTACGGCTACTGAGCTTGTTGTCAGTTTTACTGTCATGTGTTCTTTTCCTTGAGCTTGGCTTCTATCTCTCTGGCGAACCGGCGTATCCCACCCTCCGATAAGCCCATTCGGCTTCCGTCAGACCAGATCTCCTCATCTGTCAGCCCTTGCCATTCGCGTTGGGGTGGTGCGGTGTAGAGCGATCTATGCGGCCACCAAGCAAGACCTTTTCCGTCTTTCCAATCGGAATATCCGAGTGTCTTGCCTTGCGAATCACAGATAGGTTTTTTGTGTTGGCATGCCACAGGCTCCTGCACAGGTGCTGCGGGTGGGGCGGTGTAGAGGTCGCCAACCTTGAGCCATCGAGCATCGCAGTCAGTGATTGAATCTGGCAGTGTCACACGAGTCCGTCCTGTTCCACTTTGCTGCCATAGCGTTGCCACCGGCTCCGGCAAACTCGCCATGCTGTCGGCGTCTAATGCTTTGCGCAAAAAATCAATTGCATCATTGAACCCATACAAATGAGCCTCTGAGCTAGTGTTGTGAAAGTGTTCAAGAGCCTCCAGCGCCATCAGCGCGGCTTCACGTAGCGTGGTCATGTGTTCCCCCTTGCTCTGATGGCTTCGGCGCATTCCTTAACTCCGTAGAGGTTCGCCAACTCCAGTTCGTCGCACACCTTCGTACACGCCTCGCGCTCAGCAGCGACAGCCGCCACAATGTGATCGGAAATTTGACGATCCGTTAACTTTTGCGCTTCCCACAAATCTTTGCAGGCTTCGCGTTCTGCTGCTGCAACAAGGGCGGCGAATCGCTCAAGCTCCTCAACCGTAAATTTAAAAGCATCTCCGCCCCATGTCTCTGAGCATTCGGCCTCGCGTGCCATCCTGATGATGTCGTCTCGGTTCATTCCTTCTCTCCTGGAACGTAAACAACAGGAATCCCCGCTATTGAGTTCAGCATCTCGGCGCAAACAATCTCCTGTCGTTCAACCGGTATTTTTTCAAGCGCCTCATTGACGCTTTTCAAGACGCTTTCAATCATCTCTTTGCGTGTGAGTATCGTCATATAACCCCCTTTATTAGTCGCTCACTGCTAGTTACTCCAGACCCAGCTTCACCATTCACCACCTCACGCCCATTCACTAGATAAACCGCTCTCCACCCGTTCTCATCACTTCCCTTCATCTTCCACGGTACTAGATCCGGGTGCAGGACGTGAGAGGAGCAGCCTTTGTGCTGCCAGTCCTCGGGTATGTCATTGCCCCACTTCGCACACTCCCAAACCCCTGACGGGGTTGCCGTTGAATGTGCGCATGTCCGACAATTCACCTGCTCTGTAAGCTTTGTCTGATGGCAAAACTTGCGAGCTGGACAAAACTTGCATTCGTACCAAGTGGGGTCACTGCTCAACGGCTCTGGCATCCTGTCTGCTATCGCAATTCGTCTGCCTCTGTCAACCAGCTTTTCGGCCGCGCTGTTATCGTAGTGTAACCGCTCTGTGTAAATTCTGTCATCGTTTTTACAGATGGCTACATACAACGCTCGATGTATCCCCAGGCCATGCATGTAAACCTGCATCTGCGCCCAGTGCATCGGCTTAGACTTCTGAACCCCCTGTGACAAAAGATCCTCAAAACTTCTCAATGCATGTGTTTTGAACTCTGCAACGTGTCGAGCTTTCGGGGCATCTGGAACCCCAGATTCAATAATTCCGTCTACTGATCCAGACACATGAGAGCCAAACTCCACCCTGGCTTGCCCGTCTGTCTGTTTGAATACGATCCCGATAGCCTCTAGGTCGCTGATGATTGTGGCTTCTTCCATCTGGCCACGGCGGAACAGTCTCAGAATCCGCCCTTGGAACTTTTCAATCACCGCCCAACGGAACGACAACCACAGCCACCGATCACACGGATGACCCAGCATTGATGCCCCCATATGCGGCCTGGGGCGTTCTTGCGCTGCCTCGTGCGCAGCGTCTATTGCCTCAACGATTTTGTCTTGAACTATAATTTGCGCCATAATTAACCGTCTCCTCTCCTTTTGAGTTGCTAGCCCCCCTTGCAGGGGGCTTTTTTTTGCTTACTTCTTAGCCCACGGGGGAGCGGCCTTGGCAGCGGGAGCCTCCGGTGCTGCGGTAGGCATAGAGGGAATTGAGCCGCCTTGGACGGCCTTGAAGCCTTTCACTTCGTTGCGCTCACCGTAACGTTCGTCCTCTTTGACATTCAGCTTGATGACCAGATCCTTGCCAATCAACTGATCAGTGTCGGACAGATGCACGACCCCGGTTGCACGAATGAGTTCTCCCAGTTGCTGCATTCCGATTTTTTCGGTTTCCGGGTTCGCATTCTTGATGTTGATCATCCCCCAGACTGCTCGGCCTTGGTGGGTCGGGCCTGTCACCGTATACATGATGTTGATGTATTCGCCAGTGCCTGACTTTGTTGGCTTGACCTCGGCGCGGCTGATCGTTGCCGAGTACCAGCCGGCGGGAAGAACACCGTAGTTGTTTGTAGGTTGTGGAAGTGATTCAGCGGAAAAAGATTGTGATAAGCGAGCCATGATTAGTCCTTTCTGGTTATGGCATAGGACGGCCTTCCGGCCGTGGTGGTGATGGCGTCCAGAAGTGGAGCAGTGATCGACTCATGGGCAGCCTTCCAGGCTGTCATGTTGATCTCTGGCTTCCATCTGAACAGACTGCTCAGGTGTTCGGTTAGACCGGATTCCTGGGCGAGTTCTTGCAGTTTATCAGCATTGACCTTTCGATCAAGCCTCCCAACTATCTTTATTTTGTACTGTCCTGCATCTTCGTTTTTGGTTCCTTCAAGATCCTTTGGGATCGCCAGAGCCTGGGTGAGTTGATCCTCAATCTCTCGGCGCCTTGCTATTGCCTGGGCCTCGAAAGCTTTCGCCTCCTCCCAGTCATGCGCCAGTTTTTCCAAATCGTTCATAGATACCTTCCAATTGTTGCGGCAGCGTTCACGATCGCGGTTCGAGTTGCGGTGTACGGATCTTGGCCACTCTCTGGCCCGTAAAACTCCGCCATCCGCTCATCACGATCTGGCTGGTGATAGACATTCCCGGACACGTCAACCGCATTCAGATTCCAGTTGTGTCGAACACTGAATTTCAGTGCGACCATGAGCCTGAATGCATCTCTGTCGTCACGTAGCGGGTCCCATTTCGTGAACGATGTCGGCGAACCGTAGCCGTACGAGCCCACTTCATGATTGAACCAAACATCTAGGTTCACAGCACGCCCGGCCAGTTTTAGCGTTTCTTCAGTCATTGCAATCCCCAAGGTCTTCCCGGGCACGTATCTTCTCCGCAAGATCCTGAGCAGCAAACGCTTTTCCACCCGTAAAATTGTCCCGAGGGAACTCCGTCGGGTCTTCTTGCATGGCGTAATCGTCGCACATCCTGGCTATCTGCTCTCGCTCAATGCGGGCTATTGCCTGAGCGAATTTAATAGCCACCAGACCCCAATCCTGGTCCTGATTTTGAAGCTGTGTGTACTGCCAGATCTCGAAAATATCGTGCCGGTTCATGATTGTTTAAGTCTCAATTTTTTTGATGATCGCCCCAAGATCAGGGCCCTCCCACATCTCAAGCTTGCCGCTCCTATCTTTTGCTAGCCAAAGCCCATCAGAATCACACATCAGTGCACGTTGCGTGTTGCCTTCCGCATCTCGCTCAACTCGCAGAGCAAGCACTTCGTCGAAAAAATATGGCAGTTGTTGGCCAGTCTTATTGCCTGGCATACTTGGCGAATAGAGAACCCGGCCCATTTCATCCTGTGTCTTCTCCAACTTTGCGCTCATGTAAACGTGGCGCCCAGGCAGATCGCGGAAGGCTCTTATGATGTCTGCCATTTGCTCTTGCATGGCGCCGTAAGCCTGCCTGGGGTCTTTGGTCGCTTTCTTCTCTGCGTTCAGTACGACCTCGGCTATTTCGCTGATTGAGTCCAGGGCCACAGATTGAAACTCTTTAGCTTCGGACGATTCTGTTATCCACTGCCACGCCTCCCGCAATGAAGCCATGTCGCTTATCTCTATGTAGGGCACGTCAGCCCCTGCAATTGAGAGCAAGCCGCCCTCGGCGCTCAGGACTATGGGGGCTGGAAGGGTGGGGATAAGCGAGGTCTTGCCTGCACCGGCCTGACCGTAGACCAGAAGCTTGACGCCAGAAGCTGCGAGTGACTTGGTGGTTTTGAGGTTGATTGCCATATTTCACTTTCAAAAAGGCGCCGGTGGCGCAGGTGGTAAAGATTCTTGCTTGAACGGGGTTTTTGGGGGCTTTGGTAAAGGAACCCCCTTGTACGTCGGGAAGGGCCAGCCAGGAGGAGGGGTTTCCATGTGATGGGGGCTAGGCCCCACTCCTTTATTTCGACGTTGTTTTGACCGAATAGACCGCCGTCACTTTGGTGTGTGCGGCCACCACATCGACGCCAATGCCCTGGGAGGCGCATAGGGCCTTCCAGTCCGTTACGGACCGGTTTGACTCAATCACGGTAGAGCGGAACAGCACGCCATCGTGCACTCCGCCGACTTCCTTCATGGCCTTTTTGATCGCCTCGGCTTTTTCATCAAGGATGGCGATTTCGGCCAACAATGCGCCCAGTTGATCGGCTTGCGTCAGTTGCAGGTCATTGTTCTTCATGGTGTTTCCTTTCGTTTGTCGAGCCTTCAGACAATCTGTTCGCTCGATGTATGTATTGTGGGGCGTGACTGTGAGCCTGTCAACACCCCAACGTGAAATTATTTAAAAAGGTACATCCTCAATTTTGCATTGCACCCAATCCTTCGCCCATTCCATCGCGTCCTCCATGTTAAAACAGGTGCCAATCAGATTGGCGCGCGATGGGTAGTCACTGGACCAGATCAGCACGTAATCTCCAATGCGACAAGCCCACACTTTGTAGAAGTCCTGTTTGAAGATCATTTCCATTTCGTTCTCCTTTTTTACCTGCACCGTCGGCGATTCCGTTCGCGCAGTGTTGACAATGTAAACGATTGCACCCCACAATGTCAACACCCAAACAAAAAGGAGAGATAAAAATGTTGTTGAGTCTAGAACAGATCAAAGCGGCCTTGGCCGATCGGCGTATCAGTGCCGTTGCAGCTGCTACCGGACTGCACGCGAACACCTTGCATCACATTAAAAAAGGGTTGAATGTGAACCCCTCATTGCGAACGATCACTATCCTGTCAGACTATCTCATCCGTCAAACACAACCAATCCTCTGACCAAATGGCTGATCTCACGCACATTCTTGGAGGCCCTTGGTCTCCCCCCCAGGAAGTCGTCCCGCTCCCAATTGAAGTGCAGTTCAGCCGGGCTATTGAGGAGGCGGGTCTCGACGCTCCCGAGGAATTTATCCTCGACGGCAGGATTCATAGATTCCGCTCCGGGTCCAGCCGCAAGACTTTGGACCGTTCGGGTTGGTACGTTGGTCACCTCGACGGCATCCCCTGCCTGACGTTCGGATGCTGGAGAGCCAATCTCACTCAGACGGTCAAAGCTGACATCGGGAAAAAGAGGTGGACCCCGGCCGAAGAAATGGCCCACATCGCTCGCATCAATGCGGCTAAGCGGCTCAGAGATGAAGAGATAGAGCGGGATCGTTCCGTTGCAGCTAGTACCGTCGAGACAATTTGGAGCAGCGGCGCCCAGGCCAGCCCCGAGCATCCGTATCTCAAGCGCAAAGGTGTTCAACCCCACGGCGCTCGGGTCACGGGCGACGGTCGATTGATGGTTCCACTCTTCTCAGAAGATGGCGAACTCTCAAGCCTGCAATACATAGACGAATCAGGCGGGAAGCTTTATCACACGGGGGGTCAGACGGGTGGCCGCTTTTGGATGATCGGCACGCTAGATCACCCAGGTGTTTTATATGTAGCAGAGGGCTTTGCCACCGCGGCCACAATCCACGAAGTGACGGGACGGCCTTGCGTGGTCGCTTACAGCGCAAGTAACTTGATCCCTGTCACAGGCTCATTGGTCCAGATGCACCAAGGCCAAAAGATTGTGATAGTCGCCGACAACGATAAGAGCGGCGTAGGCCAGCGACACGCCGAGCAGGCCTGCGCCAAGCATGGTGTCACGTATGTGATTCCGCCGATCGAGGGCGACGCGAATGACTATCAGCAAGCTGGAAACAACCTGGCGCTTTTGCTAGATCCACCTCAGCAATCCTGGCTCATAGCCGCTGACGATTATTGTTCTCAACCCGCACCGATCAAGTGGTTAGTAAAGGGTTGGCTCCAGTCAGACGCCCTGATAATGGTTCACGGCCCGTCAGGTGGCGGTAAGACTTTCGTGGTCTTGGATTGGTGCCTGAGAATGGCTAGTGGCATCTCAGAATGGGCAGGCAAGAAAGTCAAGCATTCAAGAGTTGTTTATCTAGCAGGCGAAGGTCACCACGGTCTACGTGCCCGGATAGCAGCTTGGAAACAGCACAATCAAGCCGGCCCATTACAAATGTGGCTCAGCCGTTCAGGGTGTGATTTGAACACGCCAGAGGGCTACATCTCCACCTCAACCCACCTCAAACAGCTCCCCGAACCCCCCGACTTGATCGTTATCGACACCCTTCACCGATTCCTCTCCGGCGACGAGAACAGCGCGCAGGACGCCAAGACCATGCTTGACGCTTGCGCCCAGCTCATGCGGGAATTTAACTGCTCCGTTTTGCTAGTCCATCACACCGGCGTCAGCGAAGAAGCTCAGCACCGAGCCCGAGGGTCAAGCGCATGGCGCGGAGCCCTTGACATTGAGGTGAGCATCATTCCCGCAAAAGACGAAGCTCCGATGCAGATCGTTCAAAGAAAAGCCAAGGACAGCGAATTCGCTCCCGAGGTCTTCGCACGCATTCAATCCGTCCCAATAAATGGCTGGATCGACGAAGACGGCGAACAGGTATCTAGCGCCGTGATTCAAATAGTAGATAAACCAATATCTGATAAGGGGGATAATAAGTTAACTAAACATAGAAAGTTATTTCAGAATGCTTGGGAATCAGCAGGCAAGGAAACCAGAGCAGGGCAGCCCTACTTGAGCAGGTCAGGGTTTATCCAATATCTGATCGAAACCCTCGAATTGACCGAAGCATCGGCACAGATGTACGCCAGACCCGCAGCCAAAGGCAAGCCAATCGGGGAGCTACTGACCGGGCAGATCATCGGGCACTATGAGCATGGGTGGATCGTTCTGGACACCGTGCAAGCTTCGGCTATGTTGTTAAGAGCATAGTAACTCTTAGCGTAACAGCGTAACTTTTGCGTAACTGTTACGCAGTTACGATATGTGACAAGGATGACATTTTTGCGTAACGTAACGTAACTCCCCCCTTTAGGGGAGTTACGCTGTTACGCTAAATTCAGTGGGCCAATTACGGTACGGTAAATTTTTAAGTTAGGAGGCACTAACATGTCCGTTGAAAAAGGAAAACAAGAAATTTCTGGGTGGGGTGGGGCGAGACCGGGAGCGGGTCGAAAGCCGTTCGTTCCGACCGACGAAGACCGTGAGCTTGTTGAGAAATACGCAGGACTCGGATTGTCGCAAGATCAGATTGCGGCGTTGATCCGCGACGGAGTTGCGAAGAATGTATTATTCGAATATTTTTCAAAAGAATTAGAATTAGGAAAAGCAAAAGCACATGCGAAGATCGGCGGGAAGCTTTTTCAGAAGGCGATGGACGGCGACACAGCTTCGCTGATCTGGTGGACGAAGACGCAAATGCGTTGGGCAGAAACTCAGAAACACGAAATAGTTCAAACAACTATTAGTATTAATGGCGCATTAGAATCTGCTAAAAATAGGGTATTAAGTGCAGATATTATTGACGGAGTGGCCAGGGAGCTGGAGGCACCGAGCATTGAGGGGGTGCCCCTGGAGGCGCCTAGGGAGCTCATAGACGCAAAAAAGCCCTCGGGTGAGGGCTTGGATGGGGAGGGGGAGATTAAGGGCTCTGACGGGCCTTAAATCGGTCTATGAGCCGCCACGCTTTGATTACGGCAACCTGATCAATCGTGGCGCACCCCCCTGCGGATCGGACCAGGGCCTCCAAAACTTGGAGTGCCTCGGTGTATGTGGGTAGACCGTCGGCATCGAGCTTCTGGTCTATCTCGCTTGGGTCTACGTCGCCCCAGGTTGACCACCTGAAGCCGCAGCTGGTACACCCTATGCGACGGCGCTTGCACGCCTCCCTGGGGCTGTAGCGGGTCTCGAGCACTTTCCCGGGGGCTTGGCATTGGGGGCAGAACTTCATCTGTAGAACTCCCGTTCAATGACGCTCTCGGGAACGTTGAAAAAGTGAGCCGTGAGGATCACGGCCAACCTGAATTGATGGCCGTCCCGAAGGAGGGCCAGCAGGTAGGCTTGGCGCGTCTGGGTCATTTTTGACCCCTAACAAGATCCGCAACAAGCTTCCTCAAAGCCAGCGAGTCAGCATCCCTGCAGTTTGGTAACAGCCGCAGCTTTGCGACTGGATGCTGAAAGCTCGTTGCAACATTTCCGGACAGTCCGGACATTTCCTTGAAAATCTTGAATGTCCGGCACTGGGCGCGATAGGTGGCGGTAGTGTTCATTAGAGGTACTCCAAAAGGAGTGCTGCGCCGATCAGACCCAGGATGGCTGCAAAGGCTAGGTCTTGAATGATGTGGGTGAGGGGGCGTTTTTTCATTGTGTTCTCCTTGGGTGGGTTGGTGGTTGTGGGGGGTTTAAGCGTTTATTCGGTGGCCTTGGCGATGGCGGCGCGGGCGATATTGTCGAATGTTTGCCATGCAACGGGCATAACGTCAAAGTGCTGTTGGTAGGCCGATGTCATGCTCTGCAGAGCTTCGAGCAATTCAGGCGCAGCGGCGATTAGGCGGGCGTTGGCGTTAATCTCTGATTGCGACTTGTCTCTGTGACTAAGTACAGCAACATCGACCGGCGACACTTCAGAGACAATGATTTCGCGGCCTGCCGCGCTGGCCCGGTTGCAGTTCCACGGTCCGGGAGTGTGGGCGGATTGTTTGTTGGGCATGGTGTGTTCTCCTTGTGTTGGCTTGTGTTGGCTTGTGTTGGCTTTTGTGAGGGGCCGGAGCCCCGTGGGTGATTAAGCGCTGCGGATCCAGCCGGCACGCTGAAGGTAGTCGGTATGATCTGCCAGCAGCTCAGCCTGAGTTTTGTACCAAGGGCCGACTTGTCTAGCCTTGCCATCGTTCGTGTCAAGGTGTTGCCATCCGATGCCGCGCAGGTGTTGGTAAAAGATTCCAGTGGTCTGTGAGTGGCGGGTTGCTTGCATGTTGTCTATCTCCTGTTTGGTTGCCGCGCCGTCTGTCATTCATGTCGCGCAGTGATTGAACTATAGCGTATGTCTAGCGTTCGCGTCAAGCATTGTTGCACTAGGGAAAACACTAGGATGTTGATTGCTTGACATCCGACATCATTTCATTCACAATTCATTCATCGCATCAAACAGCAGTCGCTGACCGGTGCAGACACCAAGGGAAAGCATGAAATACGCAAAACATTTTGATCACTGGACCGTTATCTATACAAACGGAGCCCGCGCTTATTTCAAGAGTGAGGAAGCCGCGCGTCATGAGGCCTTTATGCATGGGCGTGGGCTAATTGCCCCTTTGTACCGCTAATCATCCCATGGGGTTGGGGGCTACTCGCCCCCCCTCACCCCCCACCCACCCCACCACATGCTGCTCGATCACCCCGAGCCGGGCAGAACAGATCCTGCCCGCAAAATCAAGGGGGGGGGGAGGGCCGAGCCGACCGGCCACGCTGGAGCCTACCCCCACACAAATTTTTATTTTTAATTTTCAGTTAACATCACTTCCATAACACCCAAGAGTTAACTATGCAAACACCAATCTATAAAGTCGAAGAAGAACAGGAGTTAATGGCGCAGATTTGGAGTCCTCAGGTCCGGGACAACCCATTGGCGTTTGTGATGTATGCGTTTCCGTGGGGTGAGGCGGGTACGCCGCTGGAGCGGTTTAGGGGTCCGCGGAAGTGGCAGAGGGAGGTGTTAACGGAGATGGCGGAGCACATCAAGGCGAACAGGGTTTTATCTGATGCGAGGAAGCCGAATGAGAGCGAGGACGATCTTAGTTACAAGATTTTGAGGATGGCGGTTAGTTCTGGGCGTGGTATTGGGAAGTCGGCGTTGGTGTCGTGGGTGGTGTTGTGGATGTTGAGTACGAGGATTGGGAGCACGACGATTATTTCGGCGAACAGTGAGCCGCAGTTGAGGTCGGTGACGTGGGCGGAGATTACGAAGTGGTTATCGATGTCGTTGAACAGTCATTGGTTTGAGGTGAGTGCGACGAGGGTGATGCCTGCGAAGTGGTTGGGGGATTTGGTGGAGAGGGATTTGAAG